GGTAGTTCGCACCACGATTTTTTTCTAGTGATAGGGGTCTTATAAGGGGGGAGACACTAAATATAGCATTGTGCAATCCAAACATATAGCTATATGATAGCATGTAAAAATGGTGAAACATGGCATCACAAAGCGAAATAGCGGCAAAGCTGGGCGTAAATGTAAGCACGTTTAAAGATTTTGTTGCGCGTGGTATCATCGAAGAGCGCGAGCGTGGGCAATATACCTATGAGGAATGCTCTAAGCAGTATCTTGACCATCTGCGTGAGATTGCGGCTGGGCGTTACAGCGAGGATGGTCTTCATCTATCTGCTGAACGTGCAAGGTTAGCCAAGGAGCAGGCTGATGCTAAGGAGATGGAGAATGCGATTGGCCGTGGCGAGCTAGTTAGGATTGATGACATCGTGAAGCAGTTTGAGGATCAGTTGCTTAAATCGAAGGTCAAGCTACTTGCCGTGCCAACTAAGGTTGCTGCTGAAGTAAACGCAGCTAAGGATGTTAAGGAATGCAAAGCTATAATCGAAGAAGCAGTCAAAGAGGCATTGAGTGAACTGGTCGGATACCGTCAGTCGGCGTCAAGCGAAGAAGCTTGAGCATCGTTTAACTGAGGCTATGCGGCGAGCGTTAAAGCCGCCACCAAAGTTGACTGTATCGGAATGGGCTGACCAGTTTCGCCAGCTATCCAGCGAGAGTTCAGCAGAGGCGGGCAAGTGGTCAACCTCACGGGCAGAATACCAGCGTGGCATGATGGACGCTATTTCTGATCCGAATGTTGAGAGCATTGTTCTGATGACTGCTGCGCAGATTGGCAAGACTGAGCTAATCAATAACGTGGTTGGCTTTCACATTCACCAAGATCCAGCGCCTATGCTGGTTGTGCAGCCTACGCTAGATATGGCTCAGACTTGGAGCAAGGATAGGCTTGCCCCTGCCATACGCGATACGCCTGTGTTGCTGGATAAGATCGGTGATCCTAGATCGCGTGACAGTGGCAACACGACTTTGCACAAAGTCTTCGCTGGCGGTCATGTCACGGCATGTGGTGCTAACTCGCCTAGTTCATTGGCGTCACGTCCATGCCGCATTATTCTGTGCGATGAGGTTGATCGTTATCCAATCTCTGCTGGCACAGAAGGTGATCCCGTATCATTAGCGAAGAAGCGTTCCGCTACATTCTGGAACCGCAAGATTATCTTGGTTAGCACTCCTACTGAAAAAGGCGCATCTAGGATTGAGCAAGCGTATGAGGAAAGCGATAAACGCAAGTTTTTCGTTAGCTGCCCGCACTGCGATGGCGAGCAGACGCTTCAGTGGGCGAATGTTAAGTTCAGCAACAATGACCCGAATACTGCCGAATACGTTTGCGAGCATTGCGGGTCTTGCTGGGATGATGCTGATCGATTTCGGGCTATCCGATATGGATCTTGGCAGAAGACAGACACCGGCGATGGCAAGACTGCTGGCTTTCACCTATCAGCGTTGTATTCGCCTTGGACGCGACTTGATGAGATTGTTGGTGAATTTATTGCCGCTAAGCGTGATCCTATGCGGCTCAGGACGTGGGTAAACACGACTTTGGGCGAGACGTGGGAAGAGCAGGGCGAAATGCTTGACGAATATGATCTGATTGATCGGGCAGAGGATTGGGGCGATGAGCTACCCGAAGGCGTCTTGATGATGACGGCTGGGGTAGATGTTCAGGATGATCGGCTGGAATATGAGATAGTTGGCTGGGGTCGTGGGGAGGAAAGTTGGTCTATCGACTACAACGTCTTATATGGTGATCCATCATCAGCGGAATTATGGATTGATCTGGATCGGGCCTTGCAGCGTACACATACACATCCGCTATCTGGTGATATGACACTCAGATCGGCCTGCATCGATAGCGGTGGTCATTACACGCAGCAAGTTTACAATTACGCACGAAATCGTGCGGGCAAGCGGGTATTCGCTATCAAGGGTATCGGCGGTGAGGGAAAGCCTGTGATCGGCAGGCCAAGCAAGAATAATATCGGCAAAATCAACCTGTTTCCAGTGGGAGTAGATACAGCGAAGGAATTAGTGTATGCTCGCCTAAAGATGACTGAAGAGGGCGCGGGATATTGTCACTTCCCGATTGGACGAAACGAGGAATACTTTAGGATGCTTACCGCAGAAAAAAGGGTGGTTAAGTATTTTAAGGGGCGTCCGAAGCGTGAGTGGGTGAAGATCAGGCAGCGCAACGAAGCGCTTGACTGTCGGGTCTACGCAACCGCTGCTTTAGCCGTTTTAAATATAAACATGGACGCAGTTGCAAAACAGGCCCAAAATAAGGTACAATCGGACAAACCTCAGCAAGTCAGGCGTCCAGCTATTCCGCGCCGCAATTCGTTCGTTCACGGTTATAGGTGATAGATGGCCAATTTATTCGACGCAGCAAACGCACCGACAACAGAGCCAACTGACTTTGTGGTTGGTGATTTCGTACAATGGAAGCGCACAGACCTAAGTGACGATTATCCGAATACTGCTTACACGCTGACATATGTATCAAGGGATGCTGGCGGTGGTTCGCATGAGTTTTCTGTAGTTGGAACCGCAAGCGGCTCTGATTATCTATTTACAATTCTAGGATCTGCCTCATCTGGCTTTAGCGCCGGTCATCACAAATGGCAGCTTGAGGTTGTACGCAATAGCGACAGCGAGCGCATTGTCAATGAGACAGGCCATTGGGATATTAACGTGGATATGGATGTCAACGGCGTTGATCCGCGTTCATTTGCTCAAACAATGGTTGATAAGATTGAAACCATATTGACAGGCAAGGCTGATAGTGATGTTGGCAGCTATTCCATTGCAGGGCGCTCGCTAACGAAGATGACGTTTGCTGAGTTAGAGGCGGCTAGAGACAGGTATATGGGTATCTACAAGCGCGAACAGTCTGACGAGGCTGTTAAGAAGGGCAAGCCAAGCCCTAACACGATTAAAGTGAGGTTTAGCTGATGGGTGTACTTGATCTCTTCAAGCGGTCTAAGAAAAAACCGCAGCGCCGTAATTACCAAGCAGCCGCCAAGGGGCGGCTTTTCGCTGATTTCCACGCATCAAATCGCAGCGCTGACAGTGAAATACGTTGGGCATTGCGTGATTTGCGCAACCGCAGCCGTGATTTAGAGCGCAATAATGAGTATTTTAGGCGTTATTTGCAGCTTTTGCGGGTAAATGTTGTTGGAGAGAACGGTTTTAACCTACAGATCAGAGGCAGAAACCCAGATAATTCGTTAGATCGCGCTGGAAATAACATAATTGAGGGCGCTTGGCGTGATTTCTCGCGCTTTGGCGGGCCAACCATCGATGGCGGGCTTTCAATGGTGGATTTGTGCAATCACATCATATCTGGCGTTGCGCGTGACGGTGAGGTGTTCCTGAAGATTGTTAAGGGCAACTATTTGCGCTACGGCATAGGGTTGCAGCTTATTGAGCCTGATTTAGTGGACGAAGAGAAGAATGAGCTTGCTGCAAATGGCAATCAGGTTCGCATGGGTGTTGAGCTTGATAGTAAAACCAAGCGTCCGATTGCGTATTATGTGCTGAATTACCATAAGGGCGATTATGATTACATGACGCCAGCCGCAGAGCGCAAATATACGCGGGTTTCTGCGGATGAAATGATGCACATCTACCGCCCAGAACGCGCAGATCAGACTAGGGGTGTTCCTTGGTCTGTCGCTGCGATTGCTTCACTGAAGATGCTGCATGGTTATCGTGAGGCTGAATTGATTGCCGCCAGAACTGGCGCTGCTAAGATGGGTTTCTTCACCAGTCCTGCTGGTGATGGCTTTACGGCTGATGGGTTTGATGATGAGCAAAATACTGTTCCCATCTATGACGCTGAAGCTGGTACATTCCATCAATTGCCTGCTGGCGTTGACTTCACTCCATTTGATCCCACGCACCCAACATCTGTGTTTGCTGACTTTGAGAAGGCAGTTCTGCGCGGCATAGCTGGTGGCTTGGGCGTAAGCTATACATCATTAGCCAACGATCTTGAGGGAACAAGTTATTCATCCATACGTCAGGGCGCATTGGAAGAGCGTGATTTCTACCGCACGTTGCATAGATTTATGATCGATCACTTCCTTGATCCGTTCTATCGCATCTGGCTGGAGCATGTGATGGATCATGGATTTATACCTATTTCTGGTGAAAATAAGGTGTTTAAGTTCAGTCAGGACGTAACTTGGCGCGGCAGAGGCTTCCAGTGGGTTGATCCGCTGAAGGAGATGAATGCTGCTGTTGTGGGTTTGCAGAACGGCATCCTGAGCCATTCGGATATTGCGGCTACTTATGGGCGTGATGCAGAAGAGACGTTTGCTCAAATTGAGCGCGATAAAGAGCTTGCTGAGCAATTTGGTCTATCTATGGCTTATCAGCCGTTTGGCATGAAGCTACCAGTACCGGCAGAGGTGGATGATGACGAACAAACCGACTGATGGAATGGTGGAAGAAGCGAAGCGCGGCTTAGAGTGGCGGCGTGAGTTTGGCCGTGGCGGCACTGAAGTCGGTATTGCCAGAGCCAGAGATATATCTAACGGCAAGAACTTATCTGACGATACAGCCAAGCGCATGTTCAGCTTCTTTAGCCGCCATGAAGTAGATAAGAAGGCTGAAGGCTTCCGCGTTGGCGAAGATGGTTATCCATCAAATGGCCGCATAGCATGGGCGCTTTGGGGCGGTGATGCTGGCTTTTCATGGAGCAGACAGATTGCAGAGCGTTTAGATAAAGAAGATCGAGCACCTGAATTGACTGATGCTGTCAAGGTGGGATTGGCTAAAAAGGCCAAAGATCACAATGATAAAGTTGGTGATGTTGCATCTAAGCGCACTAGCACACGCACATTAAGCGCAGTGTTTCGTCGCGGCATTGGCGCTTATAAGACTAATCCGCAAAGCGTCAGGCCGAATGTGAAGTCGCCTGAGCAGTGGGCATATGCCCGCGTAAACAGCTTTTTATACGTTTTGCGCAATGGAAAATATCGCAGTGGAAAACATGATACTGACCTTCTGCCAAAGGGTCATCCAATGGCTAACGATGAAAGGGGTAGCGCAGATATGGCAAAAGATGATATTATCGGTCTTGAACTGAAAGGATCAGAGACAATGGAAGAGCGTCATATATTAAACGTGGAAGAGACAGATGATGCTTACACTGTCACTTTTGCTAAGCCTGATCGTGAGGATCAGCCAGAAGAAATGGAAGCTGTCGAAGAGGCAGATGAGCGCATTCAGCATTACGATGATGAAGAGCGTTTTGACCGTGAGAAGATGGAAACTCGCGGCATGTCGTTTGACGGTAAGGTTGTTGACGAAGAAACGCGCACTGTTCGCATTGCTGTATCCAGCGAAGAGCCAGTAGAGCGCAGCTTTGGCAATGAAATATTAGATCACGATGAGCGCAGCATTGATCTTAGCTTTGCTAAGTCAGGACGTATGCCGCTGCTCTTGGATCACGATCCACGCCAGCAAATTGGTGTGGTAGAGAACGTAAGCCTTGATGGATCGGCCCGTAGATTGCGGGCGACTGTGCGTTTCGGAAGAAATGGACTTGCCAAAGAGGTTTTCGACGATGTTGTGGATGGTATCAGAAGCAACATCAGCGTTGGCTATCATGTCAACGATATGGAGCGTCAAGATGCGGATAGCTACCGCGTGAAGTCTTGGCTTCCAATGGAAGTATCAGTTGTTAGCATACCCGCAGACCGGACAGTCGGGGTAGGCCGTGCAGCAGAGAAGCCACCCGCTCAACCTATCACTGAAGCTCTTATTAGAGAGGAAAATATCATGTCGGAAGATAACAAGATCGACATCGATGCGGTAAAGGCCGAAGCTACTCGCGCTGCCGCAAAAGATACTGCTGAAATGTATCGCTTGGCTGCAAAGCACAACAAGCGTGATTTGGCAGACAAAGCCGTATCAGAAGGCCGCTCACTCGCAGAATTTCGCGGTGAATTGCTGGACGTAATCGGTAATGCACCATTGGATACGCCAAATGAAATCGGACTTGCCCCGAAAGAGGCCCGTCAGTTCTCATTGCTTCGCGCTATCCGCGCCCATGCAAACCCAACTGATCGTTCTGCACAAAAAGCTGCTGCTTTTGAATTAGAAGCTGCTGCTGCTGCGTCAGATGCGATGGGTGTTGAAGCACAGGGCATTATGATCCCAGCAGATGTATTGCGTAGCTGGAAAGTGCGCGACATGAATACAACTGACGATGCTGGCATTATTGCTGACGATTTCCGTGGCGGCGATTTCATCGACGTATTGCGGAACGCTTCATCAGTCATGCAAGCTGGTGCAACAATGCTGACAGGCTTGTCAGGCAACGTGAAGATCCCAAAGAAAACAGCCGCATCATCTGCCGGTTGGATTTCATCTGAGGGTGGCGCATCTGGCGAAAGCGAGCCAACTGTTGGTCAAGTCACTATGTCACCTAAAGTATTGGGTGCGCATACAGACATTACACGCCTTATGATGCAGCAATCATCTTTGGATGTTGAAGCATTGGTGCGTAATGATCTGACATCTTCTATCGCACTTGCGATTGATTTGGGTGCATTGGCTGGAACAGGCTCATCTGGTCAGCCTACTGGTGTGAAAAACACATCTGGCATTAACACACCAACTAACTTTGCTGGGGTTAATCCAACATTTCCTGAAGTTGTAGCGATGGAAACTGCGGTAGCAGAAGATAACGCTCTGCAAGGAAACTTGGCGTATATCTTACCTGCCAGCATGTACGGTGCGTTGAAAACAACTGTAAAAGACAGTGGTTCAGGCCAGTTTGTTGTTGCTCCTGATGGATCAATGAACGGTTACAATGCAATCGTATCAAACCAAGTTACTGCTGGTGATCTGTATTTCGGCAACTTTGCTGATTTGCTGATCGGCATGTATGGCGGTTTGGACATTGTTGTAGATCCATACACTGCGTCTAGCTCAGGCACAGTACGGATTGTTGCACTGCAAACTGTAGACGTAGCTGTACGTCACGCAGTAAGCTTTGCATTCAACAATGATGGTTCATAAGAATGCTAACTTGGGAGGGCCACTTGGCCCTCCTTTCAAACAAGGGGCGAAAGATGAAATATATTATCCTAAAATCCTGTGTTGCGGCTGGTCAGGCTAGAAAAGCTGGCGACATAGTTGAGTTAGGCGCAGATGAAGCGACTGCGTTAAAGGGATATGGGCGCATTGATAATGCCCCTGAGCCAAAGCCTGTGAAGGCTCCCACTGATCGCGCGGCAAAGCCTAAGACCACAAGGTCTAAGAAATGAAGATCACTCTGATCAAAGACGCTTCTTGGAGCGGCAAGAACGGTAAGGCTGGTGCAAGCCACACAGTTGATGACCGTATCGCTCAGAAGCTAATTGATCGGGGATATGCGAAGCCATATGTAAAAGAAGAGAAGGCTTATAAAGATGGCCCTGCCACTAGCTGACGACTTAGCAAATATATTAGACGTTGATGAGTTTGCTACGGCTGTCACTTACAGCGGCGGCACAATCAATGGCGTTTTTGACAATGAGACTGTTCCAGTTGATACGGGCGGTTATGTTGCTGTTCACGAAGAGCAGCCACGTTTGACATG